GCACCGTTGTAGATGCAAATAATGAAGGCACTGAGTCAGTGCTGTTTACTCCTAAATCCATTGCTTGCGCTACTACAGGATTAAGGTCAAATACTAAAGCGCCATTGATGTTAGGCTGCACGTAAAACGTATTAGTAGTAGTGCCATTGCTTACCTCTATCACATAGCGAAAGCCAGGCTGTCCTATGTTAGAAGATGTAGCCACCACGATAAGCTTTTGCTTCAGTGCTGTAAAAACGTATGGCTGCTGATGTATTGTAATTGCCATTATGCAGGTTTAATATTAGTTAGTTTTCTTGTTTGATTTAAGATATAGATATACACCGCATCCCCCATTGCCTCGTTAAATTGAGCAGCGTAATCAGGTAGTGTTTCTAAATAGGCATCTCTCCAATAGTACAGTGGTGCAATACCTTTCTTTTCAATGCTTTTCGCCATAGCAGTAGCTACTGCTAATCGTTGCTTCTCATCTTTGTTTATTGAGCTCTTAGCGAACTTAGTTCTTTTGCCTGTCTCACCTATTGAACGCAGCTTAATCTTCTTTAGATTCATCCAATTAAGAATATCAGGTACCGGAGGCTTGGCTGCTCCTGCTGCGAATCTCTTATCTATGCCTGGGTAATTGCTCTCCTTACCTTGCCTACCATATTCCACCCACTTAGCGTAGTCTGCTGATGAGTTGAAAGCTATAGATGGAGTAGCATTGGTTACATCTACATCATAGTAGAGCGAAGCTGCTAAAGTTCCTGTAGTGTTAGCCCTGCGCCTCTTGCCGTATCTCGTCTGCTGAATGCGAATGTTTGAGCGTGCGCGATCAGTAACGGTCTCACCGAAATCTAAAAGCACATCATACAGCGCTCCCTGTTCAAACAGCTCAGCTAAGATGCTCATTCTTTATCAGCTTCCTCTTTTATCTTGTTGAAGAATTGGATTAGTGGTAAGCCAAATTTCACAGGCATCTCTTGAATGAAAGCGTCTAACTGCTTCAAATGTTCCTCTGTTAGTTGCATAGTTAGAAAGATAAAATTGTAACACCTATTGCGTTTGCTACACATTGCTCCACCCACGAATTATCTTCACCCCACGCTGCGAACTCTTGCTCGGTCAATGTGTAGTTACCATTGCTTAAAATCTTAGCAGGCACTTCTTCAGTTGCTTCAGATTTTAACTCGTAGTAGGTAGTGCAAGTTGTTGCAGATGTTTCGAAGTTCAGAATGAGAACACTCATCTCTGTTGCCGTTCCTGCATTTAGAGGAAATGTGATTGGTTGAATTTTAGCCATTGTATTTATTTATTAAAGTGATATCCAAATTGTTCCGTTGTAAACAGAAATTAAATTTAAGGTTGTGTCATAAACCATTAACCCTGTCGCAGGTGAAGCAATAGCGTTCTTTTGCGTTGTTGTCATTCTCGGAGGAAGGAAGCCTTTTGTTGTAGATGCAAGTGTTAAGATAGAAGATGCGACATCTGTTGTTGTGCCGATTAACAAATTACCTGCTAAATAATTATTTGCAGTTCCACTCATATACAAATTCCAATTAGTAGCACCAGCTGGAATTTCACCTCTAAATCCAAAATTGTTTTGCGCAGATACTAATCCCGAAGAAGCGTGAAATCCATATTGATTGCTCACTATTGAGCCAGCACCAATTGTACCTTGCAGTGCTGCAAAATGCCTTAGAAGAGTTAGTGTGAATGTTGTGTTTTGAGTTCCTATTTGAGAAGTGAATCCACCGCCAGCAAATGTAACGTCACCTTGAATTACACTTGTGTTTAATACGGAAGAGACATTTGTACTACCTGTAATTCCTCTTGAAATAAGCAAACTTGAATTGGACAATGAACCACTGCCCACAGTCAATGCACCCTGCACCCTCGCCGTTCCATTCACATCCAACCTATACCCTGCGTCTGTAAACGTACCTCCGTTTTGGAGTAGAAGATTCCCTGTTGATTGGAACATAGTTATGTATGAAACAGCACTCGCTCCTTTTACGGTTAAATTTTGACCATTTGTTTGAATAAAATTTAATCGAGCAGTATCTGTAAAAATTGTTGAACTTGCTCTTATGCTACCTGTTACATCAATTTCAACCCCTGGTGTTCTTTTTATTCCTAAATAACCATTCGTATTATCCCAAAAGAAGTTAGCACTCTCTTGCAACACATTGCCCGTCCCTTCGAACAACACACGCCCTACCGTTCCGCTTGTAATAGGTGTAGTGCCAACCGTTAAGCCTGTAGCTATTGTGAATGTTCTATTTGCGCTTAAGTCTTGCGTTGTGCCATTAATTGTAATAGTGCGAGTGTCAGGTACTAAGCCTGCAATAGATGGAATGGTAGGCTTGTTTAGAATCTGAGCATCTCCACTCGTTGCATTCCAATCTGCATTCACGTTTACCTCTGCGCCTGCTTGGATGCCTGCGAGCTTGCTCTTTTCTGCTGTTGTATAATCTTCAGTTGATAGTCCCTTACCTGGTATCTTATCTACCTTATCAGTTTGAAGCGCTGCTATATCGTCTACTATGCTTATGATAGTAGCGCAATTAGGTAAGGTCTCGCAGGTGAGGCCTACATTATCTACAATAGCATACCACCCCTTAACTCCACTGCTATTAGTACCATAGTAATAAGAATTACCTGGTGCTTCTTCATCATTGAGCAAGCTAACAAAAGCACCGTTCTGATCTAATGACTCAATAAATTGAAGCGCTCCCCATCCATCACTTCCTGAATCAGTTGGTGTGTTATAGTTCCAGCTTGCAGGAATGCTGCATGCGCTCCAATCGTAATCTAACTGCAGCTCAATAGTACCTGTTACACCTGTTAATGTGTGAGTGTATTGCTCAACGAATGGCTCAGAGTTTACAGGGCGAGTAAGCACTACATCAGTGCCGAACATATTGCCCAAGTAAATCTCGTTAATTAAATCCTGAAAGATTAATGAGCAGTCAGTAATTGATTCTGCCTGATAGCCTGTCTTATCTTCCTTATCGCGAGGAAGGTCAGAGATGAATATCTCAAATTGAAATGAACGTGTACCTGGCGAGTAGTTAATAGCGCGAGGCTTAACGTGCAGCCATGGCCACTCTGCTTCCTTCTCTAAATCGGCTTGGCTAATCTCACCATGCGTAAACCTACGTAGCTGAAAATGCCCTGCTGCGAACTGTCTAAACCTATCTACAATGACGTTATAAGTATAATTGATTGTGCTCATATCTTTATAGTGGAAATTAAGTTAGCTTTTGTTGCATGCTGTTAGCGTAGTCCATTGCGTAGGTTAAATGGGTAAAGATTGTTGAAGCTCTTGTTTTAGTGATTGCATCGAACTTAGTTACATCTCTCTCAGCCATCTCTTCGATAACATGCCACCACTGATAAACACTTGCTAATGTTTCACCTCGTCTGCTAACTGACTGATCTCCCTCTTCAGCCTCTCCAGCTCCTGCTCTAAATATGCGGGTGTATTGTTCACTAAATCGTTTTTGAGTGTCGAAAAAAAAAGCAGCGCAGCATTCACATTGGCAAGATTCATCTTCCTCATCTGAGGCGCATATTTAAGGTGCACATCACTGTCATACTCTTCTATTTTATACTGCTGATTAATCTCAGCTGTTACCGGTCGGTAAAGAATACACATTAGCTCAGGTAGCTGATGGGGGAAGTTCTTACTCAGCTCTGATAAATCTAACCACTCTCCAAAGGTCATAGATTTAAGGTTAGGATGAAAGCCGAACTTAATACCATCTATCTCTATGAATTGCTTAAATACCTTCTCATCATTCTTTAAACCATTAGCGTAAGCTGTCACAATTTTTTCAATTTGTGTGACATCAATCTTCCTGATATCGTCTCTCTTTAGCCCTGTGATGGCTTGTATCTGTGAGATAGTATCTTCACCTGCGGCCATGAAGTCTACGTACGTGCCGAGCGTTTGGTCGCTATACTTAGTACTTATTATTTTGTCGCTCATAATTGGTGAAAGAATTTAGCAATTAGGTACATCATTATCCAGCCTAACAAAAAGCCAAATGCGAAAACTTTGTACAATGTCTTTTTCATATGTTTGTACCGTCTATTGTAATGTTAATGCTCTTAATCTCAGTGCTCAGCTCTTGGCGCTCTATGTACCCTCTCTGCTTACCCTGAGTCTTTAGGTAGAAGATAACAGCAGATGTGTTAGGTGCATCCTTAATTGTCACTACCTCACCATCGTGAGTTAAGGCTTGGCGCTCTGCTCCCTCCATCAGTTTCTTAAGCTGCGACTCTGCGAAGTCTAACGCTACATTCTTAAGTGAAGCTACAGCAGCTGAATACTCAGGATCATTCTTTAACCAATCGTAATGAGTTTCTCTTCGTATGCCTATCTTCTCTGCGGCTTCAGTTACGTTACCCAGTGCAGATGTTAGCGCTTGTAACATCGCATCTTTTTTGATTGTTAGATTTTGTGGCTGCTCTTCCATGTTTGGCTCTATTTTACTTCCGACTTTGGCACTCATGCTAACTTATTCTTAAAGTGTGTTATTAACTGCTCCATCTTAGAGTCATAGTATTTAGCAAAGGTAGTAAATCCCTCTGAATCAGCTTCATAAACTCTAAACATTATACCTCTTAATCTTTGAGATGGCTTCTTAAGTGTATCTTCTAACTCTGATTTTAAGCTTTCCACAGCATCTAACTCCTCACGTCTAAAGCTCTCATCTTTAAAAGCTAAGTAACCGAACTGATTAGCTGTGCCAAATAGCTCAGCTGCTTGTGCTGGTGAGAGCTCGTTAGTTCCAAAGGTAAGTTTAAGAGTCTTATCTTTTCGCGTACCTACTGATTCAAGCTGTGCTGGTATTAATATCATCTATTTAGTTCTGTTAAATCAATACCATACTCTTGCATAGTCTCATCAAGTAAGGCAGTAATGTTAAATAACATTTCCTTTTCTTTACCTGTTATCTCATCATACTTAAATTGAGAAAATAGCTGAGTTCTAAATTCAGCTAAGCACAATACTAAATCGTTAGCTTTAACACATCTAAAATGCGCATCCCTATCTTCAGGTGAGTCAAGGTCAAATGTTAAATTAGCTTTCATATCTCCTTTTTTTATTAGTTAGGATCCACAATAAAGGCAGCTCTCATCCTCTCCACCCTCACCATCATTTAAGATGCGCTCACATTCTTTGTTAACTTGCTCTTCATTCCAGTTAGGATGAAATGCTTTTACTTGAGCCTTTAAAAAGTTATAGTTATTGTCACTCATTTTTAATTAAGATTAGTAATATTAGTAATAGTTTAGTAAGATTAGTAATTAGCTTATGCATTATCTGCATATTGCTTAGTGTAATAAGCTATAGCTATTAGCTAAGTTAATTAACTATCAACAAAAGAAAAGAAAGAAAAAGAAAAAAGGTAAAAAGAAAAAGAAAGAAAAGAAAAAGTCTCCCCCAAGAAAAACAAACGTTCACGCTCAATAAGAGCAGTTGCTCGTTCCAAGCATTGATGTGATGCAAGTGTGGTCATTGGTTACTGAGCTTTGACTTACTCAGGTAATGGATGTTACTCATCTCTTAAAACAATAAAACCCCAAAGAACGTATGCGCCCGTTCAAAGGGGAATTATTAAACCTTAAATCAATCTTATGTCTAACAGTAATCTTGCGCATGAGACAAATATAAAAATGTAAATTAATTACACTCACTATTGTGCAAAACTATTTAGGCTGTTTAAAACGTAGCACAGTAATGTATATCCAAAAAGGCAGCCATACAAGCCCTGTAAAAGCCACACCCACATAAGCATACCAATGGTAAGAAGATAAGTGCCTCTGATGTCTGTAAATGTTAGTGCTGAGGATTGCAAAGTGCAGTAGGAAGCCTACTAAGTAGATTGTTAATAGTGTCATAGTTTTTTTCTTTTAGCTCTACGTTTTTTTTGTGGTGTAGTTGTTACCTCTGTTGTTGGTGAGGGAGTAAGGTCTACCTGTGTTAATTCAATTAGTGCTTGAGCTTGTTCAGCTTTCGCTAAATCTTCCATCAAATGCCTTTCTAATCTGTTTAGCAGGTCATTCATGCAGGGAGTGCAAGATGTAAAGCTTCTACCATCTCTAACACCGAGATATTCTTTTCTGAGTTTAAAAATCTTAGCCATCTCACCTGGCTCTAATCTTCCACGCTTACGAATCTCTCTGATGTGTTCAAGCGTTGGCATCTGCCAATCTTTAGCCTCAAGCTTAGGCCATTGCTTAGCTGGGCAATCAGTTGCTGCGTAACTTGCTAAGTGATCAATAGGACAGCCACATGGCTTAAAGATTACCTCACCAATTTGATGAGGCCGTTTAAATGGGTTAATCGCATTAATTGGTGGACCACAAGTACCAAACTGCTTGTTATAGACAGGGCACTCTTTGCATACCTTAACTCTCGCTTCAAAGTCTGTGCTGTTTATCATCATATTTGTAAAGAATTTCTAAGTGTTGTTTTCGCTTTCTTAATTGTCCGGTAAAGATAGTTCAAAGGTATACCAGTCTCTTTAGCTAATTCCTGATAGCTGAAGTCATCCAATGCGTAAAGAAAGAATAACTCTCTCTCAAAGTAGGGCAGTCTACTGATGAAGATATCTAACTGCTCATTCTCTAAGCGCATGCCTACGCTCTTATTCACATCATCTATAATATCATCTTTCAAATCGTTGCGTATCTTTTCGAATCTTAACCTGGTATAATTGAATGAACTATTACTGCATCGTGCAGATAAGCGGATAGCATTGCTCACATAATTGTTAAGCTTACCTCTATCGTGAATGTCTTGTAACTTATCTTTGTCTGATTCCAATATCTTAAGCAGCGTATCGTGCAGAAGCTCATCAGCCAAGTCTTGACGTGTAACAGTTGCTGCCACTCTGCGCCATT